AGCTTACACGTTTTTTCAAGGGTTACGTTGAATGAGCGCGCAACCCCTTACAGCGCTGCGAGATAGGGTCAAGGATTTGCGGCGGGTGAAGGCCAGCGACCTGCTGCCTCACCCGGAGAATTGGCGCACGCATCCCGTCCGGCAGCGCGAGGCGCTGTCCAGCGTACTGGCCGAGGTAGGCATCGCCGATGCGCTCTTGGTCCGCGAGACGGAGCAGGGATTGCAACTGATCGACGGCCACCTGCGTGCGGAGATGGAGCCGGACAGCGAGTGGCCGGTGCTCGTGCTGGACGTGACGGAGCAGGAGGCGCGGACGATTCTGGCGACTCATGACCCGCTGGCGGCGATGGCCGAGACCAATCAACGCGCCTTCAACGAGCTGCAGCAGCGAATCGGCACGGTGCCAGACTTACCAAAGATCAAGATGATTGACTTGCCACCGGTGCCGCGCCTCGGTTGGTGGCTGATTGGAATTCCTCTTGAGCGGGCTGGTGAAATCCGGGCGTTGATCGATCAGATTGCGGCGGTCGAAGGCGTAATTACGTCAATGACGGTGAGTGATGGATGATCGCTAAAACGGACAACTCGTCCCTCGAGTCGAAATTGATGTTGCGGCGGTATTTCCTGCAACGCTATCACTCAGGCCATCTCTCGGTGCTGGATTGCTGCGAGGGTGATGGCCTTATCTGGCACGTCCTTGGTAGAGAATTCGAGATTGCCCAGCGATTGGGATTCGATATCAAGGCTGGAACGGGTGGCCGCTTGCGCATGGACAGTCGCCGTTTCTTGCGCACGGGCAATTGGGCTCGCTTTGATGTGGTTGACATCGACTCGTACGGCTCACCTTGGGGGCATTGGATGGCGCTGCTGGTGCGTGGTGCGAAGAGGTCGTTGACGGTTTTTTTGACCGTTGGGCTGACCCGCGTTTGTGGCGGCAACATGGCGGCGGAAATGAGTTGCGCACTGGGTTTGGATCAGCTCAGGCGGCGGGTGCCGATGGGGCTTCACACGAACACGCTCAATCAGCTCGGAGTGACATACTTGTTGGCGGAAGCCCATCGGTACGGATATCGCTATGAGGCGATCGCCGAGTCCTCGCCCAGCGCGAACGCGCGCTACGTAGGTGTACGATTGTGTCCATCATGACTATCGAGAATTGTGGAGTCGGAGCCATGCCACTATTGAAGGAACTGGGGCTCGCAAAGAGCGGTGCGATGCCGGTACAATCACGGCGTGGAAAAGACCTTGATTGCCTGGACCGATCATACGTTCAACCCGTGGATGGGTTGCGCGAAGGTCTCGGACGGCTGCAAGCATTGCTACGCCGAGACGCTGACCCGCAATCGCATGGGGTTGAGCTTGTGGGGAGTCAACGGTCGGCGACAGGTCACCAGCGCCGCGAACTGGCAAAAGCCGCGTCGTTGGAACCGCGAGGCGGAGCGCGAAGGCGTGCGGGCGCGCGTGTTCTGCGCGTCGCTGTGCGATATCTTCGAGGATCATCCGACCGCGGACGAGACGTGCCCGCGGTTGTGGGAATTGATTCGCGCCTGCCGCGCGCTCGACTGGCAACTGCTCACCAAGCGGCCAGAGCGGATTGCTCAGTGCCTGCCGAGCGATTGGGGCGACGGTTGGTCGCACGTCTGGCTCGGCACGAGCGTCGAGGACGCCAGGGTCATCGACCGCATCGATCACTTGCGGACAGTGCCCGCCGTCGTGCGATTCATCAGTTACGAGCCGGCCCTGGGGCCGTTGGCGACGGCGCCGGGATTCTCGCTCGAGGGAATCCACTGGGTGATCTACGGCGGCGAGAGTGGACCGGGTTGGCGGCCAGAGGACAAGCAGTGGGCGCGCGATATGTGGCAGTGCTGTCGCCAGGCGGGCGCGGCATTCTTCCACAAGCAGGGTGCGGGATATCGGACCGAGCTCGGCATCGAGCTCGACGGGCAGATCGTGCGGGAGTGGCCTGATGGGCAAAAAAGGACCGAAGCGCACGCCGACCGAGATCCTCAAGATGAGGGGCTCGTGGCTGGCCAAGACCCGCGACGGTGAACCGCTGCCACCCAAGGGGCGCCCCGATCCGCCAGATTGGCTTGACGAGCTGGCGCTTCAGGAGTGGCGCAAGATCGTGCCGCTCCTGGAGTCGATGGGGGTTCTCACACTCGCGGATGGCGATGCGCTGGCCAACTACTGCTCGCTCTGGGCCTGCTACCAGCGCTGCTACGACTGGGTCCGCAGATACGGCGAAGTCCAGGCCGGCGAAAAAAGCGCGCAGCGCTGGCCGCAGGCGCGGGCGCTGTGCGAGTATACATCGCAGTTGAGCAGGCTGCGGGCGTGTTTCGGATTGACGCCGGCGGACCGTGCGAGCATGAACGTCGCGCCGCAGGACAGACCGGACAGCATAGAGGCGTGGTTGGCTGGATGATTGACCCGATAACCAAAGCAGCGATCCGCAATGCGGCCGATGAGCGCGCGGCCAGCGAGGGGTATTGGTTCGACCCCGACGCGGCCGTGCGGGTGGTCGAGTTCTTTCGCCGCTGGCTGAAACACAGCAAGGGGCAATGGGCCGGCAAGCCATTGGAGCTGATGGACTGGCAGCGTGAGGAGTTGATCTATCCGCTTTTTGGCTGGCGTAAGCCGGGGCGCGACAATCCGCGGCGTCGATTCCGCATCGCGTACGTCGAGTGTCCCAAGAAGAACACCAAGACGACCACGGGAACGGCGCTGGCCCTCTACATGCTGGTGGGCGACAAGGAGCCGGGGGCGGAAGTATACAGCGTGGCGGTGGACCGCGAGCAAGCGAGCCTGTCGCATCGCGAGGCTCAGAACATGATCGAGGCCAGCGCCGAGTTGTCGCGCCTGCTGAAGATTCAAAAGACCGCGCACAACATCTACTATCCCGCGGCCAAGTCATACTACCGTACGCTCTCGAACGAGGCGGCCAGCGCCGAGGGCAAGAACGCCCACTTCGTGCTCAAGGACGAGGTACACGCTTGGCGCGGCGAGGAGTTGTGGAACAGCTTGCGCTATGCGGGGCGCGCGCGCCGGCAGCCGCTGTCGCTGACCATCACCACGGCGGGCGATAATCCCATGAGTGTGTGCAAGCAGGAGCACGACTACGCGCGGCGGATCATCGAGGGATCGGCGTACAATCCCGAATACTTCGGCTTGATCTACGCGGCCGACCCCGACGATGATTGGACGGATCGCGGGACGTGGGAGAAGGCCAACCCGGCAATGGGCACGGTGTTCACGTGGGAGAGCGTGCAGGGCGACATACAGGAAGCGAAGGACAAGCCGTCGGCGCTAGCGGCGCTGAAGCGCTATGGCCTCAACATCTGGCTGACTGGCAGCAACCCGTGGCTGTCACCGGACGCCTGGGGGTCGTGCGGCGCGACTTATGCGGCGGCGGACCTCGAGGGCCGGCGCTGCTGGGCGGGGCTCGACCTGTCGCGGATCACGGACACCACGGCGCTGGCCTTGGTGTTCGAGCCGGACGAGCGTGGCGCGTGCCGGCAACTGGTCCACTTCTGGCTGCCGAGCGAGGCCGCCGACAAGATGCGCGGCGTGGTGCCCTACCACGAGTGGGCCGTCGACGGCCACATCGAGCTGACCCCCGGCCGCGTGCTCGACTACGAGTTCATCCGCCAGCGGTTCCGCGAGCTGGCCGAGCGGTTCAACATCCTGGGGATGTACTACGACCCGATCTACGCGGCCGATCTGGTCAAGCAGATGGAGGAGGATACCGGCGTGCCGGCGATCGAGTTCGCACAGACGATCACACTCTTCGCGATGCCGACTGCCGAGTACGAGCGGCGGATCGTGGCCGGCATGCTCTTGCATAGTCGCAATCCGGTGCTCACTTGGCAGGCTGGGAACGTCGAGGTGAAGGTGGACGTGAACCAGAACAAGCGGCCGGTGAAGCCGAAATCACATCAGAAAATTGACGGCATCGTGGCGGGCATCATGGCCTTGCGGGGCTGGTGCGGAGAAGAGAGCGGGGAGTGCGTGTATGAGTCACGGGGGATTTTGACACTGTGACTAACGAGGAGGCCCATAATGGAGCGACAACGAACATTCATGCGCGGCATCGGCGGCGATTGCAGATTGTACGAGTTTTCTGGGGCAGGCGTGATTGCAGCGCCGCGCGTGATGGACTTGATCCGCGATATGACGCATTGCTACAACGCGGCACCGTGGCGCGGTTATCCGGCGGAAGCAATTTACGTTGTGGATATTTCCGCTGTGCATCGAGACGGTGACCAGTGTGACGTACTCATTACGTTTTGTGCCACGCTGGGGCGAGTGGCGTACCACGTACTGGGCGACCAGCGAGGCGCATGGCGGCCGATGTTGCGGAGCGGTCCGGGAATCCACCCCTTGTATAACTGTTGCGACTTTGGTCAATTGCCGGAGTTGATGTATAGTGACGAGGTATAGCAATTGAGCCACTGGCGTGAGATGCTGGCCGATTCGCTGATCCTCGCTGGCCTGGCCGGGATTTGCGGGGCCGCGTTCGGCGTGAGCATGCAGCTCGGCTGGCTCGTGGCCGGTGCCGCGGCGCTCGTGGGTGGTTGCGCGTTGGCGGCGAAAGCGAGGCGGCCATGAAGTGTTACAAGTGCGGCAACGAAATGGCGCTAGTGCAGCGATACTATGTGTGCCCCGTGTGCAAGCCGAAAGTGTGTGTTGTACTCTCGCCAGAGGCCAGAGAGCGATGCGCGCGACTCAGCAGATTGTATCAGCGAGTCAATCGGCTGGTTGAGACGACGATGAGACATCTCAATGCGGAGGAGCGATGCAATGCTGGACAGCGTTGAATTATTCGGCGGGCCATGCGACGGCGCGGCCGTGCCGAATCGCGGCGAGAGCGCGATCGCGGTCTCGATCGCACCGTGGCCGCGGCCACTGAAGGCGCTGATGGATCTGGCGTCGGAGCAGGGCGTAGTTTTTCGCGCGTATAAGGACGGCGCGCTTTGTTGCCGGCCAGGGCCCGACTACTTGCCGAAGGACTTAGCGCGGGGCCTGCGTCGGCATCGCACGGCGATCTGGAAACACTTTCGCGGCAGCCGGTTGGCCGTCTATCAGGTGCGCGAGCACCGCGGACAGTTCGCTGGATATTATTCGGACTAGGTATATGATTGCCGATGCACTCGTCTCGCTCTTCCCGCGCCGTTCGCTGGAGAACCCCAGCCTATCGCTGGCCGATCCGCAGGCCTGGCTCGACATGGAGGACGCGTGGGACGAGGCGATGGGTGGAGGCGGTAGTACGCTGGCTGGCATCCACGTCGGCACGCGGACCGCGATGCAGTACGCGCCCTTCTGGCGTGGTGTATGGATGCTCTCGGCCGACGTGGCCAAGGTGCCGATCAAGGTTTATCGCGTCACGGACGGCGCGAAGGAAGAGGCGCGCGAGCATCCCGCCTGGCGCGTGCTGCGCCGGCCGAATCCGGGCGTGATGCCGCGCTATGTTTTTTGGCGTGCGTTCATGCTGCACGCGATTCTGGGCAATGGCCTGGCGTACATTCAACGCGACGGGGCCGGCCGGCCGCTGCGGTTGATCCTGATGGAGTCGCAGCGGACCGATATCGAGACCTATGGCGGCCTGCGCCGCTACCGCTACCACTTCGCCGATGGCCGCACGGAGACCTACGGCGCGGCGGATGTGTTTCACGTGTTGGGGCAAACGCGCGATGGCATGTCCGGCCTGCCGCTGGTGCGGTACGCCAAGCAGTTCCTGGCTCGCGGCCTGGCGATGGAGCGCTACGGCGCGGCGTTTTTTGGCAACAACGCCGAGAGCGGCGTGGTGATCGAGTTCCCTGGCAAGCTCAACGACGACGCACTGCAGCGCATGTCGCGCTCGTGGAAGGCGTCGCATCAAGGGATTGAGCGGTCACACCGCCCGGCGATTCTGGAGCAAGGGGCAAAGGTATCGTCAACCGGCAGCAAGGCCCGCGACGCGCAACTCAACGAGAGCGAGGAGGCGAGCATCACCGCCGCGGCGAACTGGCTGGGTATGCCGCAGCATAAGCTCGGGCACACGGCCCCCACGAGCTACAATAGCCTTGAGCATGAGGATCAAGCGTATCTCGATCAGTCGCTTGACCCGTGGTACGTAGCGATCGAGGACGAGGCGCACGAAAAATTGCTGACAGAGCAGGAGCGCGACAGCGAGGAAATCATCGTCGAGTATGTGCGCGCGGCGCTGGTGCGCGCCGACCTCACGTCGCGTTTCTCGGCCTACCAGACAGCGCTGGCAGGGTCACCCTTCATGACGCAGAATGAAATTCGTCGGCGCGAGAACTTGCCGCCCATCGAAGGCGGCGACGAGTTGAAGGGCGCCGCGGCGATCGTGGGCGGTGCCGTGCCCATGCCGCAGCTCAAGGAGCAGCCCAACAAAGCGCAGCCGGACGATGAGGACGACGAAGAGGAAGATTACGACGATGATGCCGAGCGAACGAAGGCGCGGGTGGCGATGGGCCGCGTGCTGCTCGATGCGCTCGAGCGGGCCAGCCGGCGGATCGCGCACCAGGCGAAGCGCGCGGCGGGCAAGCCCAGGGAGTTTCTGGCGTGGTTGGATGGTGGGCTGCGTGGCGATCTGCTGCCGGTCAATGAGATCATTGGCGAGGCGGCCGAGCGATACGCGGAGATGCGCGGGTGTAATTCGCCCCTGGACATGCGCAAGCGGATGGCGGAGCGCATCATACTGCATTGGCGCGAGTGGCTACTGGAGCGCGCAGGCGAGTGCAAGGCCGACCAATTGCAGGCGACCATCGAGAAACGGGCGATGGACTTCGCCCCCCAGGCGGCGCGTGCTGTATTTGATGGTGGAGGCCTGGATGTCAACGGTAATCTGGTGGGTGACTAAGGATGGCGACCGAAGCTTGCTGCGGCTTTACCAGCGACATTATTCACGACGTCGGTACAGAGATGGTCGATCCGTCCGGTTGTTCGCCGGCCCGGGAGAAAAGATCGTCCTCCGCACCGCCGAGGGCGATGCGATGTGGGTCTGGCGCAAGTTCATCGACGCTAGTGGTCAGACAGGAATCAATTGTGCCGTGTTTCGCAATGAGTCCGCGCACCAAAGCAGCGAACTCGTTCGACAGGCGGATCAAATTGCTGATTGCGTCTGGCCTGGTGAGAGGCATTACACCTACGTCGATCCGCAAAACATCCGGAGCACGAATCCCGGATTTTGTTTCCTCGTTGCCGGCTGGCGGCGGTGTGGCTGGACCAGAGGCGGACTACTAATTTTGGAGCATGGAAATTTTGCAACAGGGGGAGAAGCATGAAACTAGAACGACGATATGGGCCACCCAGCGGCGTGAAGTTTGAGGCGCGCGGCGACGGGACCGGCAAGCTGACAGGCTACGCGGGCGTGTATTGGGACGGCACGCCGGGCACGCAGTTCGACCTCGTGCCTGGGTGGTTGGTCGAGCGCATCATGCCGGGCGCGTTCGATCGCGCCGTCCGCGAGGACGACGTGATGGGATTGTTCAACCACGTGCCGAGCATGGTCTTGGGTCGCAACACGGCCGGGACTATGAAGCTATCGACCGACGCGCGGGGCCTCCGGTATGAGATTGACCTGCCCGCGACCACGCTGGCCAACGATCTGCGGCAGAGCGTGAGCCGGGGGGACATCCGCGGCTCGTCGTTTGCGTTTTTGGTGACGGACGAAACGTTCCGCACGGAGAATAAAATCGACATCCGCGAGATCCGTGGAGTGCAGTTGTTCGACGTGGGGCCCGTGACCTTCCCGGCTTACGAGGCCACGAGCGCAGGTGTGCGCTCGGCCGAGGCACAGGAGTCGTGGGAGCGCTGGAAGCGCGCTGGCTTGTCCGGCCGGCTGGCGGCGTACCATGCCCGGGCGCTGGAAGTGCTCGAAAACTCGACTTGACATGCGACGGGGAATCACTAATATCAGGGTTAGACGACTGGGACTAATTCCACTCGTCGCGTAATCAGACGTTGACTATTTGACGGCTGGTCTGAGCCTCACGGCTCGGGTGAGCCGTTTTTTGTTGGCTGTAAATGCGGGGCAGGGCCGCGACTCGGCCAGTTACCAGGCAGGCTGGCCGGTCGTGGTCCGTATACAGAGGGGCAGAACATCATGGCGACGATCGCCGATCCGTTGGCGTCCAAGCGGCTGCGCGAAGAGCGTTTTAAGCTGGGGCAGGACATCAAGGCGCTGGCCAAGAAGGTCAACGACGAGAAGCGTGATTTCACCGCGGAAGAGTCCAAGCAATGGGACAAGATCAACGCGGATTACGACTCGTACGAGCCACGCATCAAGCGCGCCGAGCAGCTCGAGCGCTTGAACGCGGACAGCCTGCCAGAGGGTGGCGAGCGGCAAAGCCAACGTCACCCTGGGCAGGATGACCGGCGGCACAAGAAGTCCTCGATCGGCGACCGCGATCCACTCGTCGCCGAGGGAGTGCGTCGCAGTCAGGTCGGCGGCTTGGCGCTGCACGGTTGGGTTGCCGCGCAGAGCGGACTGGAAATCACAGCGCGTCAGAGGAGCGCACTGCGTGTAGCACGCATTCGCCCATCGCAGCGCGATTTCATCATCCGTCTGCCAGAGCGGCGCTACATGAACACGCCGGCCTGGTGCTTGACGTCGGAGCAGCGCGCGGAGCAGCGAGCCCTGTCGGCGCTCGTCGGTGCGGCGGGCGCGTTCACGATTCCCGAGGGATTTGTGAATATGCTCGAACAGCAGATGCTCTACTTCGGGCCGATGCTTCAGGCGGCGAGCATCATGCGGACCGACAGCGGCAATCCGCTGCCCTGGCCGCATGTGAACGATACGAGCAACACCGGGGAAATTGTCGGCGAGAGCGCCTCGATCGGATCATCGGTCGACCCGAGTTTCGGGCAAACGGTTTTCAGCGCCTACAAGTTCTCCTCGAAGCTGGTGCTGGTGCCGGTGGAATTGACCGAGGATGCCAACTTTGACATCCCCTCCCTTCTGGGTGAACTACTCGGCGAGCGGCTGGGGCGGATCATCAACACGCGCTGCACCACGGGCACGGGCGCCGCGCAGCCGACGGGCGTGGTGACCACCGCGACGGCGGGGGTTACGACTGGCGCCTCGGGGGCAATCATTGTCGACGAGTTGTACGATCTGCAACATGCTTTGGATGTGGCATATCGAAGTCGTCCGGGTGTGGCGTGGATGTCGCATGACTTGATCGTCAAGGCACTGCGGAAGCTGCAGGACAACGAATGGCGTAAGTACTGGGAACCATCGCTGCTAACGTCCGTGCCGGATCGGTTGCTGGGCTCGCCGTTCTTCACGAACAACGACATGGCGTCCGCACTCGCGACGACGAACATCACGCTGCTTTACGGCGACTTCGGCAACTACAAGATTCGCCAGGTGCGTCAGATTCGTCTGCGCCGGCTCGTCGAGCGCTACGCCGATACCGATCAAGAGGGCTTCGTGGCGTTCATGCGTCTGGACGGCAACCAGATTCTTCCGGCCGCGACCATGAAGAAAATGACTCAAGTGTAAACAGGGAGTGCGTGTCACATGAAAGTGCAACTCACGGCGTCGCGTGTGTGTCAGGGCAAGAGTGGTCACACCTACTCGCAGGCGGCGAAAGAGATCGTCGATGTCGAGCAGGCGGAGGGTGAACGATTGATCCGCGCCGGTCATGCGCGGCGCGTGGACGAAAAGAAGGGGCAATAGCAATGGCTTCTCTGCTTCACGAGTCTGTGGACATTTCCAGTAATGTCGTCGCTACTACGGCTGGCACGACGCCGCTCACGGGTACGGCGCTCGACATGTCCGGTTACGACGGCGTGTTGTTTATCGCGTCGTTCGCATCCGCGGCCGACGGCAATACGATCCTGATACAGCAATCGAACGATTCAAGCGGCTCGCCGGACGACTTTTCCCCGCTGGCCGGCACATCGGTGGTCACGGGCACAAGTGCGTCGAACGAGACCGTGTGGGTCAATGTCTATCGCCCGACAAAGCGCTACGTGAAGGCGGTTCTTGCTCGCGGCACGTCGGCGGCGGCAGCGTGTATTGCGCTGCAATATGGTGCGAAGAGTCAGCCGCGCACCAATGTCCTGACGGGCACCATCACCGGCGAGGTTCATCTTTCGCCGGCCGAAGGCACTGCGTAACGAAGAATCGAGGGGGCAGCGATGGCGATTCCTGAAAAGAGATTACTCGGAGACGGCAGTTTCGAGTACTACTACCCGGCCGGCTCTGGCATCCTGCTCGCTGGTGGTCAACTGTCGATCGAAGCCACGTCGGAGATCGTGCTCGCTGCTGGAGGCTCGATCAACGTCGAGACCGGTGCGGGCATTACGGCGGACGGCACGCAGGCGTCGCACATCGCGGACGCCGACACCGCGCATGATCTTAATGCTGTATTCAGCGACACCGAGGTCGAGGCGGCGCTCGATGCGCTGGGCGCGAAGATCAACGCGATCCTGCTGGTAGTAGAGGGCATCGGGGCGACGGCCACATCGTAGGCCGCGGCGAGGGGGCAACACATTGTGCGCTATTCGATCACCCGCACCACTCCGCCGACCCTCGAGCCGGTGACCCTGGCTCAATTCTCGGTGTTCGCCGGCATCACGGACGCTTCGCAGAACGCCCTGCTGTCGGACCTGATCACCGCGGCGCGCGTCCACCTAGAGGATCAGATGCGCCGCTGCTTCGTTACGACCACGTGCACGTATTACGCGGATCGTTTCCCCAGTGGTCGGACGCCGATCGCGCTGGCGCGCTCGCCGTTATTATCGATCGCGAGCGTGAAGTATTACAACAACGCGGATGTATTGACTACCTGGTCGAGCGCCAACTATCGCGCTGACACGCGCAGCGAGCCTGGGCGCGTGGAGCCGATCGAGGATTTGTACTGGCCCACCGATGTGCGCAACACCGTTAACGCCGTGGAGGTTGCCTTCGTCGCGGGGTTTGGATCGACCGAGGCCGCGGCAGTGGCGGCGACTCCACGGACGATTAAGACGGCTGTGATGGTTCTGGCGAAGTCACTTTACGAGTACCGCGAGGGAATCGTTACAGGGACAATCGTAGCCGAGAATCCAGTGATCGCCAGCCTGATCGACAGCAATCGCGTGTATGAGTTCGTGTGATGGGCCGGTTTTTATTCCCGCACAATGTACGGATCGAGCAGGCGGCAAGGACACAAAACACGTTCGGCGAGAAGGTCGAGACATGGCTGTTGTTCGCGCTCGTTTGGGCCAACGTCGAGTCGCTCTCGGGGCGCGAGATATTCCAGGCCCAGCAAGTGCAATCGTTGGTCACACACCGCGTGCGTATGCGATTCATGCCGGGCGTGAAAAGTGAAATGAGAATCCGTTGGGATACGAGAGTGTTTCAGATTGATAGCGTCATTAACTCCGCGGAGCGGAACCGCGAGTTGGAGTTGCTTTGCGTGGAGCGGATGAACTGATGACTGCGATCGTGAAACGCACGATTAGGCTGGAGGGACTTGAGGAGGTGCGCCGCGTGTTGAGGCGGTTGCCCGAGAAAGTACGCAATCGTGTTCTTCGCCCCGCCGTGCGATCGGCGGGTGGCGTAGTGCAAAAGGCAATTCGCAAGGCCGCGCCCAAGGGTCAACCTAGACGGTATCGCGGCAAGGACTTTCGAGGTGGCGATCTGAGGCGCAACATCACCGCGATCGTGCGAACCTATAAGACGAGCGTGATCGCGGTGCTTGGTCCTAAATATCCGACGCCGCATGCGCAGCTGAATATCCTGGGGACCTCGGATCGGTACACGAAAGCCGGCGGATATCGAGGCGCGATGAAACCACGAGATTTCATCGCGATGGGCATGCGACAGGCCAAGAGTGCGTATGCCCCGAAATTACTAGCGAGGGTCAAGCAGGGCATCGAGCGGGAAGCGGAGAAAATGCGGAGGTCAAAGGGTAAGTGAGCATCGAGGGCGCGCTGCAAGGACACTTGATGTCGGATGGCGCACTCGCTGCGCTGGTCGGCAATCGCGTGGAACCGATCTTCGTCACTCAACCAGATATGAGACCATACGTCACCTACATTAAGAATTTGGAAAGTCCCATCAACTCGGCACAGGGGACAGGGGCCGGTTCCATTTCACAATTTACCGTGGACGTGTTCGCCGAGAAGTATACCACGGTCAAGGCGGTTGAGTCGGCGATTCGCGCGGCGATGCTAACATTCGTGAACCTGACTCCGTCGGGTCAAAACGTATACGTGCAGGGTAATCTATTGACCGCCGCGTCGGATGAAACGGAGTCTCCATTCGATGCAAGCGGCAAGCCACTCTTTCACGTAGCGTTGAATTACGACGTACACCACCAAGCAGCTTAAGAGGGCAGAACGATGGCGGGGCAAACAGGTTTCGGTACAACGGTCACCTTTAATTCCGTCTCGCTGGGGCAGATCGTGAGCGTCGATGGTCCGAGTGTTTCGCGCGCTGCGGTCGACGTATCCAGCAATTCATCGACGGACATGTGGATGGATCAAGCGCCCGGCATGATCGACCCTGGAACGATCTCAGTCGAGTGTCGATACGTTCAGGGCGTCGATCCGATCACGCACTTCGGCGCCGCGCCTGGAACGACGGCGAACCTCGTGATTGATTGGCCCGGAACGGGCGAGACATACACGCAAAGCGCCTTCATGACGGGCGTGTCCATCGCGTCGCCGCATGATGGCTCGAATGATGTCACCTACGAATTCCAGGGAACGGGTAAGCCGACATTCGCGGCGTAGAAAGGTGTGGTGGTGCGATGCTGACTCGCGACAATATTCTCGGCGCGGACGATCTGCCGCGCGAGGAAGTGGCGATCCCTGAATGGGGCGGGACGGCCTGGGTGCGCGCTGTGATGGCCGATGAGCTCGATGCCTTCGAGGCCTCGTGCCTCAATGGCTCATCGAAGCCGAGTTTGAAAAATCTGCGCGCGAAGTTCTGCGCTATGGTGCTCTGCGACTCCGAGGCAATCGGTTGTTCCATGACGCCGACGCGATCGCGCTGGGGAAGAAAAGTGCGGCAGCGTTGGACCGCATTTTCGCGGTTGGGCAGCGATTGAACAAGCGGACCAAGGAGGATGTCGAGGAACTGCTAAAAAACTCCGAGAGCGTCCCGAGCGACGCTTCCAGTTCCGCCTAGCGCTGGCTCTCGGAATGACGCGGCGCGAGTTGCTGTGCAGGCTAGGCGCGGACGAGTTATCGGAATGGATGGCGTTTTTTCAACTGGAGCCGTTTGGATCGGAGCGAGAAGACGTACGCGCGGCGATGCTCTGCTCGCTGTTCGCCTCGGCTTGGAGTGGTCGGAAACATAAGAGGTGGCAACTGTATGACTTTTTCCCGAACCTCAAGGTGCGCGAGGCGCCGGACAGCGAGTCAGTGCGGATGCGATTCAGGATGTTCGCGGCGATGGCCGGGCAGGTGGTGAAGAAACATGGCGACAGTCGGACGGCTTAACGTCATCCTCACGGCGAGTACCGCGAAATTCGCGTCTGGACTTGCCAGAGCGGCGAGAAGACTGGCGTCCTTCGCCGGAAAAGCGGCCGCGGTCGGTGGTGGAATAAGCGCGGCCCTGGGCGGCGTGGGACTTGTAGCTGGAATCAAGAGCGCCTCCGAGGAAATCCACAACATGGCGAAAAAGGCGATTGAGCTCGGCACGACCAGCGACAAGCTGGCTGAGCTGAAACTCGCGGCGGACTTGGCTGGTGTGGGATTCGAGGAGCTCGTGGCCGTGATGGCGCACATGCAAGGCAGCATTGGGAAAGCGTTGCTCGGTGGCGGGCAAGGCGACATTTTGCGAATGATCGGTTTGGACCCGCAGCAATTGAAGGCACTCGATCCGACCTCGCAGTTCCAACAGATCGCCGGTGCGATTGCCAATCTCGGCACGTCGGCCGAGAAAGCGGCGGTGACTCAGAAGCTCTTCGGTCGCGGCGGCCTCGCTTTACTGCCGCTTATCAAGCAGGGTTCCTCAGCGCTCGATGAAGCGGCCGCGCATGCGAGTATGCTGGGTCTCTCCGTGGATCAGGTGAGCGCGGAGAAAATTGCGATGATGCATGAGTCTCTCGTTTTGGTCAAGTCAGCGTTCAAGGGACTATTTGCTCAAATCTCCGTGCAATTGGCGCCATTCATCGCTTACCTCGCGGATCGTTTTGTCGCCTGGGGAGAAAGTAGTGGTGGTTCGGTCAACATCGTTTCGCGAGCATTCAGCCGCTTGAAGTCCATCATTATGACCGTGCTTGATTTCGTGGACAAAATACGCATTGTCTGGCTGCAAGTTGGGAGCGTTGTCCTTAGTGGCATCAAGCTCGTTGCTCAAGGCTACGCGTGGGTGTTCAAGAAGATTCGCGAAGGATTAGAGGTGCTTGCGAGTAAGTTAGATCGCTTCCAGTTGGTCATCGTAACTCTCTTGCGGGCAAAAGGCGGTTTAGTAGCTGGTGGGCTGGCAACTGCAATCGAAGCGGTAGGCCTCAAAGGACTGGTAAGCGGTGCGCAGATTGCGGAAGACTTTTCCACAGGATTCGTGGATGAACTGCAAGGTCAGATCGACAAGAAAAAGAAAGCCATCTCGGACATTATCGCGAATCCATTGGCTCTCATCTTCTCCAAGAAAACCCAGGAAATTCTCGATGAAGCGCAACAGCGCGCTAAGGAGAGAGCAGTAGTCCTGCCACCTGAAGCGCCGATCTCGTTGACGGAAATGGGAACAGCGAAGGAAGCGAAGGTTCCCGAGGCGGCGTTGCGCGGTTCCGTCGCGGCCGCGAAATCAATCACCGGGTTCATGAATCGAAAGCTCGTGGATGCAATGGAAAAAGTAGCAGGCCTGGCAGCAGAACAACTTGATGAGTTGAAGGGAATTCAGGGAGCGATCTCTAAGCTAGAGCAGGTCGAGGTAGCATTGTGACATGGCGATTGTTTCGGTTCGCGAACGCACGTGGGGGCGCGCTGGGAGTGCGAGCGGTGAGCTGTCCGCAGGCAAGATCAACAGTCTCGATAAGAGTTACGAGCGCGAGTTCGTCGTCACGACGGATAGTCTCGATGATGGCAGCCGCATCGTCCGCTTGGCTCCGGGAATCCCTCGACTGTTCACGCGGTATGCGGCAGGAAGCGACCTCGATCTTTCCTGCTACGCATCGAGCATCGACGTTTCGCCGCTGGGTGGAACAGGCTACCACTGGACTGTCAAGGTGCAATACCGCTGGCAGCCGAACCCCGAGGCGGAGACTAGCGACAACCCGCTTGAGCAGCCACCAGAAATTTCCTGGGACAGCGTGGTGGTGCAGGTGGGCGTGCTTAAGGCGCGAATCGTTCCCGCGGCGGGAATACCCAAGAATGATGTCCCCGTTACCAATTCCGCGGGCCAGGGATTCGATCCACCGGTGGAACGAGACGTGGCTCACTTGCAGCTCACGTATTCGCGCAATGAGTTGTCTTTTTCTCCCGTCCTCGCCTCAGCTTATTTCAGTGCAGTCAACAAGAGCACATGGTTGGGCGTTCCAAAGCATGTCGCGCGCTGCATGGGCATTAGCGCGACGAAGCAATATCACACCGATGATGAAGGCGGTATTTCGTTCGGTTACTGGAAGGTCACGTACGTGTTCGAGTTCAAGCCTTACAATTCCGAGACCAATAAGTGGGAGACCTGGGATCGGGAATTCCTTGATCAAGGCACGATGCAAAAGAATGCGGCGGGCGATGGTCTGGAGGTTATCCGCGACAAGCAGCAGCACGCCGTGACGGAGCCAGTTCCACTCGACGGGTTCGGGAAGCAACTTGCGCAGGATAAAGTCGATATGTTCGAGTTCAAGTACCGCAAGTATGAGATCGAGCCCGAGGCGGATTTCGGACCACTTAACATCATATTGACATGAGCTGGTTGTTTGACATTGGCATGATCGCGATAGGCTGCGCCGTCGCGTTTCGTCGCGATGACGCAGCGAAGCTGATGAGATTGATCAGTGGCGATCGGCAAACACATTCGATCAAAATGCATGCCCAGCGGTTCGGAGCGCGTGGGCAGGCACTGGAACGATTCCGCCTGACGGCGGCACTGACATCCGGTGGCTCAGCCAGCGCCGAGCGTCAGAAAGCGAATGGGACGAGCTGGGTTAATTCAGGTGAGCCGACGGAAACACTTTACGACGCGATCGGTATGGATGGAGCGACGAACGATATCTGCTACTGCCAGTATTCGGCGATCGGTCGTTGGGAGATCATGCAGAAAGCGTGTCCTCCACCATAGCGGTACACGATTGCAATAACAAGGGGCAATCATGGCAACACTGAACGTACAGGGCGGGGCGCTGGCCATCACCGATGGCACGCTCTCCAATTCGGCGCTCTCGTCCAACGCGAACATCAGTGAAACGAAACTCCAACATCGCTACAACATCCCCTACTATCAGACCACGGCGACGACCGTGGCGGCGCAAACGGCGCCGATCTATCGTGCCTACCGCGGCGGGAACATTTTGTCCGTCACGGTCACGCCGCACACGATCCCCACCTCTGGAACTTACACCGTTGATGTGCAGAAGGCCGCCAATGGTGGCAGCTACGCGACCATTCTCACGGCCGTCGTCACGGTCAATCCTAGTCCGAGCGCGAACAACACGGATCAGCCCGGCCCACTGGCGACGACCACCTACAGCGCGGGCGACAAGTTCCGCGTGGTCGTGGCGATCTCATCGCCTGCCAACTCCGCCGGCGTGACCGTGATGCTCGCACTGTCCGAGGACCCCCAATAATGCCGCACGTCCTCGATAGCGATACCACCGTGCAAGGTGGGCTGACCTGCACCACACTGACGATCAACAGCACCGCCACTCAGCTCTCCGCGACCAAGCTGCAGCACCAGTACAATCGCACGATCATCTTCGACGGCGCGACGGACGTGTCCTCGGGCTCGGCGATCATCCACGCCACGTTCGGCGCGACGGCGACGATCGTGGCCGGTCGTTTCTGGACCGAGACCGCGCCAGCCGGTGGCAACCTGCAATTCACGATCGATTTCCAGAAGGGGAACGCCGGAAGTGTGTTCTCCTCCATTCTCTCGTCCGTGCTGACGATTGATTCTTCGCGCGCCGATCGCACACCTTACGGCGCGACGTTCTCGGGCACGGCGCTCGTAGCGGGCGACATCGTGCAGATCGTGGTTGCAGCCTCGGGGACCACAGGCACGCAAGCGCAGGGGGGCATGGTGCAGTTGATCGTGCGCGAGGACCCAGCATAAAATGGCGAACCTCATCGCGGGCAACTTGACCGTGAGCGGCACCATCACATGCGACAACGTGACAAGCGTGAGCGGGACCGTTCAGTTCGCGGTGCACCACAAGCAGGTGTCCGGCGCGGATGTCGCGAGCAAGAGCGAGGTCGTGCACATCGCGCGGGCGGCCGGCACGATCGTCGCGGTTCAGGTCTCCGCCGAGACCGCGCCCACGGGCGGCGATAAGCAGTTCACCGTCGATCTGCACAAGGGCTCTCAGTCCGCGGCGTATGCTACGACGCTCTCGGCAGTGGTCACGTACGATGACGCCTCGACGGCCGACAAGCAGGTTCTCTCCGGCACGTTGTCGACGACGACCTACGCAGCGGGTGATCAGCTCAAGGTGATCGTCACGGCGTCCGGCACGACCGGCAGCCAGGGTCAGGACCTGTGCGTCACCGTTTGGTTGCGCGAGAACCCTGCGTGATCTCATGGCGAAGTGGTATGGGCCGGCTGGTAACTGCGGGTGCTGCGGTCCTCTTCCTCTGTGCCCAACTTGCGAGGATGGACCGCCCTCGGAATACGCTGTTACTCTTTCTGGTTTTTCTGGCTCACACGCTTGCTGTGGGGATATAGATGGGACATATATCTTACCATTTTGGCTGAATCAAGTCAGTAATTGCATATGGAGGGATTGGTTAGAAAATGGTTGTGGTGCTTTTCTTAGTCTGGCCTATTGCGTCAATTGTTTTGGTAGTGGATCACTGAGCTTATATCTTGCTTTTACGGCTACAGAAGGGAGCGGGCTTCTTCCAACGTATCCACAAATTGGCTACCGTCGATTCGACGGCTTCCCCATAGATTGGTGTGGTGATGACCCAGGAGTGCTTACTAAATATTTTGAAAGCCTTCATTGCGCCACTGTTCCATCATCTATCACGGTTACTGTCGGGTGAAACTTGAGATGCCAATTCTTACAATCCTCTGCGAAAGACCGCCAGTATAAGTGTGTCGTCTGCGGCTATGTCTGTCGTTCTCCGTTCTCATCAGAACGCATTTTTCGCAACTGCCCGTCTCAACAAAATACCACGCTTCCTCCCCTCTCAGATCGAATTACTTCTTTCGCCGCCGCCTCGTCTCGTCATGCGGCCAATGGATTCCGCGAACGCAGCGAGCCAGAAATCCGACACATCGTGGCCATCTGCGACGCGTGTCCGCATTACAAGGACGGCCGCTGTCTCAAGTGCGGCTGTAAGGCCACCGGGAAAGGACACTTTGACAAGATCCTCTGGGAGTCGGAGCACTGCCCAATCGGGAAATGGTAGGGGGCAGTGGCTGGGCGGCCCATGAAAAAAAGGCCGGCCGCGGGATTGCTCGCCGCGACCGGCCCGAACGAAAGGGCGAACCTTAGGACAATTCCTCGGCGGGCAGGTCCGCGATGCACTCGGCCGCGAGCGTGGGCCAGCGGTCGGCGTCATCAGCGTGGTGCTCGGCCGCCGCGATGTCGCGGCAGACATCATTCACCGCCGCGCAGATGTCTGCGCCAGATGGTAGCAGCACTCCGCGTTTCGCGGAGTAGCCCCGCGCTCCTTGGTGCAGGGTCTCGTACCTGTAGACCGCGTAGACGATCGACCTCCCATCGTAGTGCTGGCGAACGCCGGCAAACCAACGGCTCTTGACGCTCGCTTGATACTCGACCTGGCTGTCATGCTCCAGGTCTTCTACGGCGGCCAGCAGAGGCCACGTGTCGTCGTCGATCTTGACCGGTGGCCGGTCGGTCAGTGTGATGGTGCGATGTGGCATTGTCAGATCTCCTGTTGCGCGATGATGCCTCGCGCGAGGCTCCGACGAGTTACTCCGTCGGCGGAGTTGCGCCCCGGCCCTAACGAAAGGGCTCCGCTATTCGGTCACCATTTCTTTGACGGCTCTTATTCCAGCGAGCCGCATGCTGGCCACGAATGTGGCGCTGGCGACATCGGGCATGTGAGCCTGGAAGGCTGCGTTGGCATCCGTCAGCGCCGATTCCATGCAGGCGCTGATGTGGCCCGTGAGAGTCGTCAGCAACTTATCTCGATCGAGACTCGATCGATCAATGTTATGCGCCCGCAGGTACTCCGCGGCACCTTCAAGCGCGCTCGCGCAGGCGACATCGATGAACGTGTCGGTCTCGTTCATGGTTTTCCCTTTCGTGTTTGCGCCCAGGAAATATACCACAGATGTATAGGTTTCGTCGCCTGCCGGCGGCTCGTCAGCGGGCTCTACTCACTCTCCGCCGGGGGGACCCACGTTCGATCATCCGCATAAGCGCGGCAGCGGCAGGTGTCTGGATCGATCGATCCGGTACACTCTCCAGCCTCTTCCCGATGCAATTCCCACGTCGCGAAGTCCGGCAGAAAACCTCCACAGCAAGCGCAAGTTCGTGTCTCGGTCATGTTTTTCCTTTCTTTTTTGTTCACCCCGGACCGGCCGCCGTGGCCGGTCTCGCCGCCTGCCCGTCAACTGCGCACGTGCGCGATGATCTCTCCATCCACTTCGATGTTGCCGTAGCCCCCCACCCGATCGAGCCAGCGCTCGAAGGAGTCGACATCCCGGACATACTTGGGCACGTCGCTCTGCGCGAGAGCTTCGCACAGATCGTGGGCCTCGATTGTCTCGGTTCCGCTGTCGGTCGTAATGTAGTAGGTTCGCATCGTCTTTCCCTTTCGTTCGTTTTTTTTTGCGCTCGCCCCTCAGCGGGACTCACCCGATCTGCCAGTGGTACGTGCCATCTGGTCTCTCGACATCGCCGGAGCCTGTGTAGCGCCCGGCGTCTTGAGGTTCCGCGTCAATCGCATCTTGGATCGCCTCATAGGTTTCGTCGCTCGCATCCTGGTTCGGCCCCAGCATGGACGCGCAGATGATCTCGCCGTCACTGTCGATCATGCCCTCTCCGCTCCACACTCCGTCATGATAGATCGTGATCTTGGTTCTCATCGTTTTCCATTTCGTGTTTGCGCCCCGGACCGCCCGCGGCAGCTCATCAGCGTGATAATCATACCAGCCGCCAGTCCCCAAATCCGAACAGAATCCCCTTCGCGTGCCCGGTGTGCAGCACACACCAACCACTGGCGCCGAGTCGATTGGCCAGCTTCACGAGCTCGGTGCAAGAGCGTGTCGGGTGTGCCTCGACTGCGAGGCCGTCGCGACCGTGCACCATCATCCAGCCCAGCACCCCCTTTGAGTCCTGGATTGTCCAGTAGCCTGGCCGTTTTGACTTCACAGTCATGTCCAGATTATTCGCCACGCTCTCGGCCTCGCGGAGAATCGCGCCCGCTGCTTTGCTCGCCATCTTTTTTCCCTTTCGTGTTTTCGCCCCAGACCTACACCGAAGTGGTGTAGGTTTCATCGACTGCCGGCGGCTCATCAGCGGGATAACGCTGTCGCAAATTTTTCCTCGCCATCCGTGTCGCTTATGTCGTGAGCCTCGCCCGTTGCGCTGTATCTGCCGTTGCTCTGCTGGATTCTCTCCATCCATCCGCGCTTGCTTCGTCGCACTTGGTGCATGTGCACTCCGCCGGCGGAGCGCTGGTCTTGCGCCACGTCGTGCGTGTAACCAGTGATGCTGTAGGTGTTCCAGTTTTTTCTTTGGATTTTCGCGGTCATCGTCTTTCCCTTTCGTGTTTGGCCCCGGAACTATAACCGATGTGTAGGTTTCGCCGCCCGCCGGCGTCTCGTCAGCGGGCTAGATTCTCACCGCTCCAATCACGCGGCAATCGCCCGTGCTGGCGACGCGCAGATCGTCGAGGCGACACTCGATCTGTTCGCCCTCGTCTCCTTCAGACCAGCAGACCAGTCCGGCGAGTTCTCCCTGTTCCTCGTCTCCCCACCAGCCGCCGTCGACGAATTCGGCGTTCTCGATCTCGTTTTGCGGCTCCCAGCCAACGGGCTCGCACCAGCGGGCGCCGGCGATCGAGCTGCGGTGCTGGAGGATCACGGTGAGTGTCTTCGTTTCGTCCATCGCATTTCCCTTTCGTTCTTGTTGCCCCTCACATCTATATATACTATACGCTGCGGCGAAGGAATAGTCAACAACAATCCGAAAAGAATTCCAAAATAGTTGTAAACCCTACCCCTGTATAGACTTAGGTCGACCATTTCGCCGCTCGATACGGGCAAAGTCGAGGACGTCCTGGCGCTCGAAGGCCAGTCGGCCGGCAAATCGGCTCGACGGCAGCCGCCCCGCGGCGGCGAACTGCTCGACCCGGCGCATGGAGACTCGAAGAATCTTCGCGGCCTCGAAACATCTAATCATGGATCGTATACCCCAAAGGTAAACAATTCAATGGGCCTCATTTGCTTAACTGTTGCTGCAATTCGCGAAGAAATGACTCTAGAGCGCTGGATTCCTCAATCGACAGGAATGGCACAATCACCTGGAAAATAATCACGAACCACATCGTGGCTAGGACCGCAGCGAGGATCGCAGCGAGGATCGCGGCGAGGCTCAAGTTCACCGTGCTCTGGATCTCCTTGAGGGATTTTTGCACGGACTCCATGCTCTTCTGAAAGTTCTTGTCGCTCGTCAGGACGGCCTCCTTCATCTTCAGGGCTTCTCGGGGCGGGGCGCTCATGGCATCTCCTTCTCGGGGGCAATGCCCCTTGCGTACAGTTATTATATCTGCTACAATCCCGGCATGTCAATCATCGGCGCAAAGTTCCGCGCGAATCTACGGCACGCCTGCGCAGCCAAGGGACTCAGCCAGCAGGAGCTGGCCCGCCGCTCGGGAGTGCACTGGGTGACGATCAGTCGTATCCTCCACGGCCACCAAGAGCCGAGCATGATCGTCTGCGAGCGCCTGGCCGAGGCCGCAAGGATTCCGCGCTCAAAAATTTTCTCGTGATCTTGCCAAGCTGCTATTGACCAAGTTTATCGGACTCGTTATTCTTTCGCAAAGTACGAATCGAAAACGACCTCGCCCGGTGACACCCCCGATCAGCTCGGCGGTCGAGGTCACCCCCGGCTTGTCGCCGGGGGATTTTACATTTTTGTAGGGAGGAACCTGCTATGGCTAATTTGGCCGAGTTGGCGCGAAAATACGCGTCGACACATCCTGCCGCGTCTGATTACGACATCGGTGTGGCAGTCAATTGCGCGCCCTCCAGAGTGCGCGAAGCGCTGCGCAAAAGAGGTTACGTACGACATGCCATCACGGCGGAGTCGAACGTAAATGGAAGTGTCGATCTTGAGGGACTGTTGGCGGCGCGCAACCTTGTGAAGGCGGCGGGCAGTATAGATGCCGCAAAACAATTTCTGGAGAGCTGGCAGACAATCGCCAGTCTATCATGACCCGATACGACGATTGGAAAACAGGCGGCGATAACCCGCTGAATCTCTCCCGCGACAGCGAGCGAGCCCGCGACGACCTGCACCAGATCGTCAAGGCCTCGGTCCCCGATCGCGGCTACCTGGCCACGGGCTTCGTGATCGCGGCGGACACCGAGGATGGCCGCGACCACGACATCGTCGAAGTGCACGCGCGCATCGCGCTGCGCGTCGATGGCGCCACGGAAGGCGCCTCGGCCGCGCGCGATCTGGTCGGTGTGCTCCGCGAGTGGGCTCGCGACATCGAAGACGAGGCGGAGAGAGCAGAAAAATGAATCTCCATAATCGATGCCGGTCGTTGACGCGCTACGCGGCGGACGACTCCGATCGCTGGCGGCAAGCCTACGTCGACTGCCAGTGCGCGACGGCCCTACGCAAAATGGGCTTCGACGGCGCTGAGCTCGATCACGCCGAGCGGGTGGCGATCGAGGTACTCGATCGCCTCCTCAAGGAAGAACGCGACGGGAGGCACGGATGCTCGGACAAGCGCTAAGGCCCGGCGATCGCGTGATCTACTTCGGCGAGCTCGGCATCTCGCGCGGCGTCGTCAAAAAAATCACATCCGACAAGCCGAGCGCCTCCGCGCACATCTATTTTCCGATGCAGGATGTGACCGTCTCGATTCCGCTGCGCAACCGCGACCTAGAACGAGAACCGCCCGCGGACTCGACGAAAGGCGCGGCATGAGCAGCGACCAGCCGCCGATACGCCGCCGCGATGCCTGGCGCCATCAACTCGCTGCCTACCACTACGCCAAGGATCGGCCGGCGACCATGCTCGCGCTCGGAATGGGGACGGGGAAAACGAAGGTCGCGCTCGATCTGGTGCAAAATAGCGACGCGCGTACCGTGCTGGTACTCTGCCCCGTGAGTGTGCTCGAGGTGTGGCGGGATCAATTCGCCCAACACATGGAGCGCATGTTCGCCGAGATCAAAATACTCGATCGCGGCACGGCGGGGTGGAAGGCCGCGGAAGCGTCGCACTTCTTAGCGAAAGAGAGCGTCGGTCCTCGGTTGCTCGTGATCTCCTATGACTCCGCCCGCATGCCGGCGTTCGCCAGTTGGGCGCTCAAGCAATCCTGGGACTGGGTGATCCTCGACGAATCGCATCGGATCAAGCAAGCCAGCGGCAAGACGAGTCGCTTCTGCGCGCGGCTCGCGGACAAGGCCAGGCGGCGCTTGTGCCTGACCGGCACTCCGATGCCTCATTCTCCGCTCGATATATTCGCGCAGTACCGATTTTTGGATCGAAGAATCTTCGGCTACTACTATACACAATTCCGATCTCGATACGCCGTCACCGATCGCATGTTCCCCAGTAAGGTTCTGCGCTGGATCAACCAGGACGAGTTATCCCAGAAGGTCGCCAGAATCGCCTACCGAGTCGGCAGTGATGTACTCGACCTGCCGCCGCTGCTCAAAGTCAATCTGCCGGTCGCGTTGTCGAGCTCGGCCATGCGGACCTACCGCGAGTTGCGCGACGAGCTCGTGACCGAGATGCGCGCGAGCGACGGAACAGTAACCGTGACAGTCGACAATGCGCTCGTGAAATTGCTCAGGCTTCAGCAAATCGCCAGCGGAAATGTCTCGATCGGTGGCGACTCGGTCCACATGATCGACAGCGGCAAGACCATCGCGCTCGAGGAGTTCCTCCTCGACCTGGACCGGACGGAAAAAGTGGTCGTGTTCTGCCGCTTCGTGTCGGACCTGTCCGCGGTGCGGCGCGTGGCGGAATCGCTCGGTCGAAACTACGGAGAGTTGTCGGGCCGGCACAACGATCTCATCGGCGGCCGGCTGCCGAGCGAGGCTCAGGTGTTTGCCGTGCAGATTCAAGCGGGCGGCCTCGGTGTTGATCTGTCGGCCGCGAGCTATTGCGTGTATTACACGCTGGGATACTCCCTCGGTGATTACGAACAGTCGCTCGCGCGACTGCACCGGCCCGGCCAGAAGAAGAGCGTGCGCGCGTACCACCTGATCGCCACAGGGACGGTCGACGAGGACGTTATTCGCGCACTGGACCACAAGCGCGAGGTCGTGGACTTCGTTCTGCGAAAATTGAAAGGCGAGTATGAGCACATACGGCAAGACGCAGTCCGCGCTTGATCTGTCGGGCATGCTGCGGGAGTACAACGAATTGACGTGGCGGCGTGCATCCGTGCAAGGACAACTCAACGACTTGACCAGCGAGCGCGACGCGCTCGAGGAGCGGATCGTTGATGCGATGAGCGAGGCCGGCATCGCTGGCATGAAGATCGACGACCGCAATTTCTTTCTGGCTCGTACACGATACGCGAGCCTGAAGCCGGGACTCGACATCACCGCCTACGTGCGGCGACTCGTCGAGAGCGACCTAGGAGATTTGCTGACGATCAAGGTGGGCACGGCGAAGGCGATCCTGAGCGAGGCCGAGGATAATGGCAACGAGGCACCGAAGATACTGGAAGAAATCTGCGACTACTACACCAAGCTGGGACTGAGGAGCCGGGCGACATCGTAACTGAGAACCGAAGAAATAGGAGCAACGATCATGGCTACGGACATCGCTGTGTTTGATCTGCGGAAGTATCCAGCCCTCGCCGACGGCGCGAGCGAGGCCATGGCCATCAACCTGGCCGGCGAAAAGATGAGCGAGTTTGACTTGGATCAACTCAAAGTTCCCGCCGGTGGTGGTACAAGTTGGGACGTGCCTACCCTGGAGGGCGCGAAGGCCGCGAAGGAGGTGACCGGCGTGATGGTCAACATCCTCCGCAGGCGCAGCTACTGGGCCTCGACCGACCCGAGCGGCGACCCACCGGATTGCTTTTCACTCGACATGGAAAAGGGCATCGGCGATCCAGGCGGCGAGTGCGAGTCATGCCCCATGAACCAGTTCGGCTCGGCGTCGAACGAGCGCGGCAAGGCGTGCAAGGAGACTCGCTCGATCTTTCTGTTGCGTGAGGGCGACGCGCTGCCGATCGTGGTGCACGTGCCACCGGGTAGTTTACTCGGCCTGAAAAAGTATCTCTTCCAATTGGCGCAGCAATCCGTGCCGTATTTCACGGGGATTTCACGACTGAGCCTGGATCAGGACAAAAACAAAGACGGCATCAAGTTTTCCAAGATCGCCTTTGAATTCGTGGGGCGGATCGACGAGGAGGGCGTGGCCGCGATCCGCGGCTACGCGCGGCGAATCGGGGAGTCGGTGCAGTGATGCAGCGAAACAAAACCCAGTGGATGATGGGGGTGACCGATGGAGTCGGCCGCTACGCTCGGCGTGGAGTTTCTTCGGCTGTGGTTCGGCGAGTCGTTCGAGGGTCGCGTGGTGCTGTGGTGGAGTTCGCGCGTCAGCGAGTGGCTATCGAGTGAGACGCTCGAGTCGCGCGTTGAATCGGCGATCCACCAGAGCATCGAAGCGAAGAGCGATCTGTATTTCGGCGTGTGCAGTCAGTCGCCGACTGGTGAACGATCGGGCAGTCGGGGAACAGCCGCCAACGCGGCAGAGATGCCCGGTGTGTGGTGCGACCTCGATTTCGAGAAGGACGTCTCCGCGAAGAAGTATCCGCCGCGGGAGATCGCGGAGCAGTGCCTGGCGAGTCTACCGCTAGCGCCTTCGGTGGTGGTCGAGACCGGCGGCGGTCTGCATATCTATTGGCTCTTCCACGATCCTCTCTCGCTCGGCGATGTCCAGCGGAAGAGAGCGACGGCGCTGGTCAAGGGTTGGCAGGGACTGATCGCGGCGAAGCTCGAGGCGTCCGGCTACGACTTGGATCGCACACACGATCTGGCTCGTGTGCTGCGCGTGCCGGGCTCGTGGCACTCGGGGAAGGGCCAGCGAGTCGAGTTGCGGACCGACCTGGGCAATGTCTCGCGCTACGAGCCGGCGGACCTCGAGCAATATCTTGCCTGTGGCGAGGTCGATGTGCGGGACCGGGAGAGCAACGGGCGTGGCGTGGTAGTGCGCGATGTAATTCTAAGCGACGAGTCTGAAATCTCTCACGGGCGCTGGGAATCCCTGTACACGAACTGTAAGGAATTCGCCGCTTCGTGGGATCATAAGACCAAGAAACCGAGCCTCAGCGAGTACGACTCGTCGATCGCTCGGTACGCGGTCGACGCCGGATGGCAGGATCAGGAGGTCGCCAACTTGATCATCTCTCACCGGAAGAAGTGGGACAAGTCGGAAGCCAGCATGCGGAAGGTGCTGCGGCCAGATTACATCTCGGGCGTGATTAGATTGGTGCGTCAATCGAGTGGCGAGCCTGAGGCCGTCACGCGGGCGATCGACGATCTGGATGTTGTGCTAGCGACTAGTGACCGGGAAAAGATTGTCGATCAGATATCGAAAATCCTGGGAGTGCAGGTTGCCGGCTGGATCAAGGCTGGGGAGGAACAACCGATCTACTCGTTGCGGCTGGCGGACGGGCGTGAGGTTTTGATCGGAACAGCAGACAATCTGATCAAGGGGGGGTCGTCCTCCGTGGCCACTCGACTCTATGAGACTTGCGACATCGTGATGAGCCGCGTCAAACAGAAGCAGTGGGAGACGGTTTTACGCGGTCTCTCGTCGATCGTCGAGAGGATCAGCGCGGCCGACTCCGAGCCCCTCCAACGGCTGTCAGAGTTCGTCGAAATGTACGCCGGTGAGGGGGCTCGCATGTACTCCGTCGAATCTCCCGAGCAAAGATCGGTGCCTTGTTTGAGCTGCGCTCCGTTCGTTGAACAGGGGTCCTTACACATCCACGCGGAGAGTTTGCTCTCATACCTGGCCATTCGAGGAAGCAGAATGGAGAAGCGTTTTTTGACTTATCAGCTACGTATGATTGGATTTGCGCCGACGCACGTGGCGTTTGAAAAGGCAACTGGCGTGAGATCATCACGCTCATACTGGCGTCGCCCTTGTGTAGTATAGGATCCTAATTTCGATTTTGATTCTGATTTAGAATCGACTACACAAGCTACACAGTTACACATACCTTACCTGTATAGAGTTATGGCGAGTACTCAATTACACAGAGCTACACAAGCTACACAAGCGAATGAGTACCGGCGCATCGGCCCTCCGGGCACCGGGAAGACGACGTGGATCGTCGGGCAGATCGAGCGCGCCGTGGACGCCTACGTGCGACGCACAGGGCGACTTGCCGCTGAGTGTGGGGATGTACTCGTGAGCAGCCTGACTCGCTCAGCGGCCGCCGAGGTGCGTTCTCGCGGCATCGAGATTCCACCCACCACCATCCGAACTCTGCACTCGCACGCCTACCATGCCCTCGGGGAGCCGGCGATGTGCGTCGGCCGGACGGAGCTGGCGGACTTCAACGCCTGGTGCCAGCCGGGTCATCGGGTGCGATTCTCCAGCGCGGCCGATTCGCGGGAGGAGGACGGAGAACCCGACTCGAACGAGTCGCCGGACTTCGACTGGCTGCACGACTACCACTGCCACCGGGCCCGACTCCAACCTCGCGAGCAGTGGAGCACGGGGTTGCAGGCGTTCGCGGCGGAGTACGAACAGTGGAAGCGCCTCACTGGTCTTGCGGATTTTTCCGACCTGATCGAACGAGCCTATCGAGACTGCGACTCAGCTCCGGGCAAGCCCTCGATCATCTTCGTCGACGAGGCCCAGGACCATGACCGATCGGAGCTGCGACTCGTGCGCAAGTGGGCGCTCGAGGCGGACAAGCTGATCGTGGTGGGCGACCCTTGGCAAAACCTGTACGAGTGGCGCGGCAGTGAGCCCTCGGCGTTCTTCGAGACTGAGATTCCAGACGGCCATCAAAAGACGCTCGACCAAAGCTATCGAGTGCCGCGTGCCGTGCACTCCATCGCGACCAGGCTGCTCGATCAATGCCTCGACAACGGACCGAGTCAAGATTATCTCTGGCGACCACGCGACGCCGATGGGCTCGTAACCCACGGCTGGTATCACTTCACGCGCGGCAGCGCCGATCAACTGGTGCACGAAGTGTGCGCCAGAGAATCGGCCGGCAAGAGCGTGATGATCCTGGCCACCTGCCAATACCAGCTCACCGCGGTCTGCGCCGCGCTCAAGCGCGCAGCCGTACCATACTGGAATCCTCTCTCTCTCGCGCGCGGAATGTTCAATCCTCTACATCCTAAGTATGGGACCCCCACACATATACGGGTCCAAGCGTACCTCCGACCGGATCGAAAACACTTCGGAGAGCGGGCCCGATCGTGGACCTGGTCGGAGTTGTCGTCCTGGATGGAGTTGGTGCGCGTGTCACAGGTGCTCACCCGCGGCGAGCTGCAGACGATCGATACACACACCAAGCAGGACGGAGATGCGAAGGTGCCGGCCGACCGGCTGCATACGCTCTTCGCGCCCGGCGTATTCGACCGCGCGGCCAATCTCAATCTCGACTGGCTGATCTTGGTCGCCAAACCCGAGGCGGCCCATAAGATCGAATACATCAAGGCCATCATCGACGCGCGAGGCATCAAGGGCCTGCGAGAACGCCCTCGCGTGATCGTCGGCACGATCCACTCGGTCAAGGGCGGCGAGGCGGACTGCGTGTTCCTCTCGCCGTGGCTGAGTCGGTCGGCGCTGCTGGAATACACGGAGCATCGGCGCGACGCGATCTGGCGGCAGTTTTACGTCGGCATGACACGCGCACGCGAGGAGTTAATTCTGTGTGGAGGCAGGGATGGGCAGTCAATCTCATGGTGAATCAAGTACGCGGAGAACCGAAAAAGCCTACCACCGATAGCATTTTTTTTGACCAGTGAAACTAGGATTTAGAATCCATATAACTAAGGGGCGAAAAGATAGTGACTCAAGTACGAGAGGCCACAGTGCTTGCCTACTTCAGAAAACAGCTACGTGCGCGAGGCGCCGTAGTCCTGAAGCTCCACGGCTCGTCGATGCAAATGCCAGGGCTCCCTGATCTGCTGTGTCTGTACCGTGGATCATACACCTGGATCGAGCTAAAGGTTAAAGGGCAGGACTTGAGCAAAATACAAGAGCACCGAGCGAAGGAATTGCGCGAGGCTGGCGCGACGGTGGAAGTGTTCTACGCGAGGGGCGATGACTGGAAGGGTCGAGTGAACGAGTTGATTGGTTGGTGTACGCCATACACGAATTCATGACGCCCTCAACACGGTGTGCAAGTCACTGGAAGAATGGAGACGCGACAAATGAAGGTCAAACGACGGTCTCGGAAGGCATTCAGGGAACAGGCCCGGATAGAGGAAATCGGACCTGAGAAGGCGGCGATGTACCTGGGGACGATGTGCCAACAGCGAAATCTACGAATACAGAGAGTCTCCTACTTAGCTGACGAAATGACAGCAGGTCGATTTCTGCTGACGAATGATGCCATTACGTTCAATCGTCGCGGTGAGCTGATTAACGGGCAGCATCGCTTGAGAGCCGTTATCGCGTCTGGGAAACCTCAGCGTTTCCTTGTTCTCAGGCAGGTGACAGACGACACGATTTATGTGCTCGATGTTGGTGGACTCCGAACTGACGGAGACCACTTCAAGCTAGCCGGTGTCGATCTTGCCAGTCGCGCGGCGATTGGTGTTCGCCTGTTGCACGACATACTGTATGCTGATCCTATCCATCCCATAAAAGTAAATGCAAATGTCCTGCTTTCCATGTCGTTGCGTCACCCCAGAATTCAGGACTTCATCCGATTGGCGATGCAGGAGGGTGGAAGTGGAGCACGGCTAATTAGTGAGACCATCATCGGCCCCTTGGCGTATGTCGTCTCGTTTGAAGACGATGAGTTTTCAAACCTGATGCTACATCGACTCCTGACTGGAGACGGGTTGAGAAGTGGCGATCCACTTCACACCGCGAGAGAAAAAATAATCCGCCTAAAGGCGACAGGATTGCTGATGCGCCGGCAGGAAATTCTTCCGCTTCTGGTGAGAGCCATCAATTGCAATCATCGCGGAGAGCGCGTCTCCAAGCTGTACCTAAACTCAAAGGTGGCGCTGGAGGAGGAGTTAATCGGACTTGCGGCGTGCCGTGAGTTCGATCAACGAATGATAACCTGAAAGGAGGTGGGAACGATGACTTTGCAGGCGCCGTTCCCGTACTTTCGGTGGCAAGTCGACCGTCGCCGACGAGGTGTGGCTGCGCTTCGGAGACACGCCGAATTTCTGCGAACCATTCTGTGGTTCTTGCGCTGTGCTTCTTTGTCGTCCGCACGACATGGATGGCGGCGAGGTCATCCGCCGTGAAACGGTCAATGACTTATGCGGCATGGTTGCGAACTTTTGGCGATCCGTGCAGCGCGACCCCGATGTCGTGGCGCACTATGCCGACTGGATCGTGCACGAGTTGGACCTGCATGCTCGCGGCGATTGGCTGTTTTGCCGGCCGGAATCTAAAGAGTTCGTCGAGCGGATGCGCGCGGATGAGGGTTACTACTGCGTCAAGACGGCCGGCTATTGGTGCTGGTTCGTCTCAAATTGGATAGGACCCTTGCCGTCGGTGGAGAAGAACGTGCACCGTACGGAGACGAGTGTCCACAAGAGGCGTCCCCACCTGTCCGACGCTGGAAACGGCGTCAGCCGGCAGCGTCCACACCTGGCCGACGCTGGAAAGGGCGTAAGCCGGCAGATTCGCCACCTGGGCGGTGCTGGAAAGGGCGAGTGCGCGCGTCGTGCCGCCGTTCTCGTAGACTGGATGCAGCGGTTGTCCGATCGCTTGCGCAACGTGCGTGTGTGCTGCGGTAATTGGGACCGCATACTAGGGCCGAGCGTGACGTGGAATAACGCTGCGCCCGTGGGCGTGTTCCTCGATCCGCCCTACCTGTTCGAGACTACTGCTGGCAAGAAACGCGACGACACCCTGTATGGTGTGGACTCCGGCACGGTGGCGCACGATGTTCGCGCCTGGTGCCTGGCCAACGGCGACAACCCCGATTTTCGCATCGCGCTCTGCGGCTACGAGGGCGAGCACGATCTGCCGGGATGGTCGGTGCATGCGTGGAAGGCGAGCGGCGGATACGCCAGGGGCGGAAATTCCAACGGCCTGGCGAATCGACACCGCGAGCGGATTTGGTTTTCGCCTCATTGCCTGAACGCGGACGCGATGAGGTACCCATTATTTTTCGAGAGCAAGTTAACGGAGTACTGAACATGATCGAAGAACTGACCACACCCGTCGACGCATTGACATTCGAGGCGCTCTTGCCAAACCTGCGCACAACCGAGCTGGTTGACGCATGCGACAGACTAGGACTGCTCGGTGACTGGAGTCTCGATGGATTGCCGCCGGACCTGCGCGGCGACGGTATCCTTCAGTGGCTGGACTGGGCACCAGGTCGTGGCCACCAGCTCGCCGACAACATTCGATCCTGGAACGCTTACGATCGCCTGCGTGAGTCGTTCGGCTCAGACGCCGACTCCAAGGCCTCGTTCCTCCGGCCGCTGGGCGAGGAGCGAATCTATGAGTTGCTCGACGACGAAGCCATGAGCAACCCGAAGGCGCAGTCGCGGCCATGGAAGGTGTTTTGCTCGAATCGCCACGCGCCATTGACGGCCGGTTTGGCCAACGTGCTGTGGACGCAGCATACGAACCCAGACAAGACGCCGGCCGAGATCGCGGGCAGGCTGAACGAGATGCCGGAAGGTTACCGCGTGTTGCGCGGCAATGGCATGCTTACAGTGTGCAGGCTGCCGGTCGACGCGGCGGGGAAGGTGGTGCAAGGCACGCGCGATGGCGACTGGGAATTCCCGGCGGCCGATTATCCCGTCGGCCATCTCGGAAGAACCAACGAGAAGCGCCGCGCTCGTGGCGTGCTGTGCGAGCGCTGGGCCAACGAGACGATCAATCGCTCCCGAGGATGGCTGGAGCAGTTGCAGGCGCTGGCTCCGAAACTCGATGGCTTGATGCTCGACGTTGAGGAGGACCTCACATGGTGGGATACCTACAACCAGACCACGCCGACGGGCGTGGCGGCGATCGACCACTTGCGCGCGATCTTCCCCGAGGTCGATACGCTCTTGGGCTTCGACGCCAGCACATGGCGCACGTGGCGGGCGCGGGACGAGAAGAGCAGCAAGTTCAACGAGCTGTTCTACACACTCCACGGAGAGGATATTTCGCGCGTGGCGGCGATGGTCTCGGCCATCTGGCCCGAGTTCGTCTCGGTCGCCAGCAACTACGAGCACAGCCGCAAGTGTTCGCGGCAACCCAACGGGAACGTAATGAAAAATTGCCAGTCTCCGTTCGGCGTTGGGGCACTGGTGCACGGGCACGGCGGCAAGCCGATGTATGGCGGCGCCAGCGAAAAGTGGGACGCGAGGAGCAATTCCTTTCTGTACCCTCCCGGTGGAATAAATCCTTGGAACGTGCTGCGCTCTCAGATGATGGGACTGCGGGCGCATCAGTTCGCCTCGAAAGCGCCCTGGATTCCGTTCATCACATGCAAGGCGCGCGCGACGGGCATGCAGGAGTCCGATTTGTACCAGGAGAGCTTGATTCATGGCATGATGGCGAACCCCACTCGGTTCATCTGGGGCTGGTTTCCCTCGGCCGGCGAGTTCGGGGAAGTGACGCGCGAGCAGCTAGAGTTGCTCGACGGCGTGCTGGAGCACGTGGGGCAGGTCGTCGGCCTGGAGGATCGCCGGCCGCTACCGCCGGCGGAGATCGTGGACTATGGGAGCGAGTGTGTGATCTCGCGCATGGATGTGGGCGGCGCGATTGTGTGGCGTATCACTGGCGAGTCGCCTCCAACGGTGCTGCTGACTTTGGATGGCGTTGTCGTCTCGTGCGGGTCGCGATCCATTGCCATTCCGCGCGGAGAAGAGATGCAAGACAGTTCGTTAGCCTCAGCGGGTGTCTGGATACGTCAATCCAACCGAGTGGGTTGCGAGGCCGAGACGTGGCGATTGAAGCGCGCCGCCTGCGCGGCGCTGATCGCGGCGACGAGATAGGGCGAAGGATGGCCAGTCCTGGGAGGAAGAAACATGAGTGAGACATGGTATGACATTGAATGCCCAGACTGCTACGGCGAGGGCTGGGAAAATGAGGACGAGATGATATCGTGCGAGCGATGCGATGGCACGGGTTACATCGTGGAGATCAGGGAATCGGAGGAATGAAATGAGCGAGCGAATCGCGGCCGCGCTGGCGCTGGCCAAGGCGTTGATTGATCGGCCGGAGAAGTGGCGCAAGGGGGCATCGTCGAAGACTGACACCGCGATCTGCGCTTCACAAGCTATTTACGAGGTCTCAGGCACGCCAATATCCGCTCTGCAGTCCTTGAGAGCGGCGATCGGCGGGAAACGCATTGTTGGCTGGAACGACGCGCCGGAGCGGACGCACGCCGAGGTCATGGCCGCGTTCGATCTGGCCATCGCGGCGGAAAGGGATGAGGCATGATTACATCCTGCGCTGAATGCGGACGAAAGACGCGGCAGATCGACGCGAGCATTTACGCTGGCGATTACCAGTCCGACGACCCGCAGTTGTACGCGACTGCACGGCAGTGCGTTCAATGCGGAACGGTCTATGAAGTCCGCAAATTTCGCAAACAAGTTCGGGTGATCGAACGGATAAGCTGCCGGTTTCTGCCGCCGCAAAGCAAATGGGAGGAGCCGAGGCTATGAGCAGCGATCCGTTTGTACGTTTCACCTTTAATTGGAGGATCATAAGCCATGAAACCAGACACGAACGCGGAGAAAATCAGACGGCTCGCTAGCCTGGCGAAGTCCCTGGGGTGGACGTTCAAGAAGGGAAGGGTCATCGAGTACGATAATGGTGAATTTCAAAAGTGGGGGTGTATTCTGGGCGGGATTGGGTTCGCTGTCATGGGCGGCGTCATCCACGATGACGGCTATCTCACTTGGTCGAACTTGAAGAGAGCCGCGCAGGAAGAGTTCGGCGTCGTGGCCGCAAGTGAAATGGAGAACGGATTCGAGGGGTGGCGTCGGTATGACTCTGATACGTCATCCGAGTGCTACAAGGCCGGCGCGGCCGTGGCCAGGAAGTATCTCAAGAAGCGGCGCGTCAACAAGACGACTAGCAATTGACCAAGGTTTTGCATACGATTACGTTCGGGGAATGATCCCAGAGAAAGGGAGGTAATCACAATGTCTTCCGTCGTGATCTCGCTCGTCATCGCCCTCGTACGCTTGCTTTTCACGCGCGGTGATCCGATCGGACTCGTTGCCGAGGACATCGCGCAGGCGCATGCGAATGGCGATCGTCTTCGACTGATCGGCGCGATCCGCAAACTGATCGAGTTGATTGGCCAGATTGATTTCTCCAAGTGGGCCGACTTCGCCGAGTGGCTGCTGGAAATTCTCGCTCCCTTACTAGCGCCGGCTGTCGCTTCCGCATGGTGGACAGCGGCGCTCGCGTCCGTGAGCCTGGACGTGACATGCGTTGACGAGGCAATCGCGCAGCATGCCACGGCGCAGGGCACGCCCACGGCGATCGACCGCGACGCGCTAGTACGACTCGTTCTGGCGATCATCAAATTGGTGATGCTGCTCACGGGAAAAGCATAAGCGACCACGTCATGGATGACACCAAGCACAGGCTGCCGCATTGCGAGAGTGAAGAGGTTTCCGTCCCTCTCGCGCAGACTCTCGATTGGTCGATCGAGTTCCTGGGCATTCCCGGCTCGTGGCAAAAGACCGCCGGCGAGGGGGTGAAAGTCTGCGTGCTCGATACAGGCTATCCCGAGGGGCACCCGGACCTGCGCGGGGCCTTTGATTCGGGCTCGGTGGCCGACTTCACGCAGAACCGCGGCGACGGCGTTGACCGCAATGGGCACGGATCGTGGTGCCTGGGCATGATCGGCGCGCGGGCCAATACGATCGGCGTCAAGGGCATCGCGCACGGCTGCCGGTTGGCCAGCGGCAAGGTGCTCGGCGACAGCGGCGGCGGAACGAGCGCGGCCATCGTCAATGGTATCGCCTGGGCCGTGTCGATTCGCGCCGATGTCATATCCATGTCATTTGGGGCCGCATACGAGGATGCCGCGATTCGCGAGGCCGTCGAGCGAGCCAGCCAGGCTGGCTGCATGATGTTCTTCGCGGCCGGCAACAATGGCAAGCGAGGCTCGATGGGCTGGCCGGCGCGCTGGGCCTCTCGAAAGTGGGGCTCGGCCATCGGAGCCTGCGACAAGAGAGGCGAGCGGGCGATGTTCTCCTCCTGGGGGCCGGAGCTGACCGTGATTGCTCCGGGAGTCGAGATGCTGTCACTCGCGCCGAACGGCCGATATGCGATCTTGACGGGCACGAGCATGGCCACGCCCGTGGCGGCGGCGATCGGGGCGCTGGCGATCGCCAAGCACCGCAAGGAGGGCGGCGCGACCGACCTGAAAACCAACGCCGACATGCAATCACATATCGTGCGCGGCGCTCGCGACATCGGGCAGCCGGGCTACGATGAGGAAACCGGTTACGGCCTGATCAACCCGGCCGGCGTGCTGATGGACGAGAAGCCACCCGAGCCACCACCGAAGCCACCGGAAATAGTCAACCCGCCATTGTTGCAGTGTGGTCCGTATGGCCTCTATTCTCCGGCGCGCGCGGGGGACTTGTTCAGTCTGGGGACAGTTTAAGATGCTGCTTGTCGCAATCGCATACCTCTCAGGTGTGGCAACCGTTCCGGTTATCGCCGTGATGCTATTGATGATCGACGCGAATCGTTCGCGAAGGATCATGCTCCAGCGGGAGCGCGAAGTGTCGGCGCTGAGAAAACTATTGGTCGGGGCCATACTGATTGTTGGTTCGTACACCCAGGCCCAGCCGCCGGCGATTACGCCTCCCGGAGGAATCCCGATCACGCCGGAGCGCGTCGAGCTGGGGCGCAAGTTGTTCTTCGATCCGCGGATTAGCGCCGATGGCACGATCGCCTGCGCGACCTGCCATCGGCCCGACCACGGGTTCGCGGACGACACGCCAACATCTCAGGGGATCGACGGCGCGTTCGGAACGCGGAACGCTCCGAGCGTGATCTACTCTAGTTATTCTCCTACGCAATTTTGGGATGGCCGCGTGCTTGGAACGGCGGCGCAGAGTTTGGCGCCGCTCACCAACCCCGACGAGCTGGGGAACGCATCGCGCCAGCAGGTGATCGACCGATTGAATCGGATCGCCGGTTATCGCGCAGCCGCGCAGCGCGCGTACGGTGGACCATTGACGGAGCGGCGTTTCGCCCATGCGATTGCTAGCTTCGTGACATCAGTGATCAGCTTCGATGCTCCCATTGACCGGCGCGTGGCTGGTTACAGCCGCGCTCTGACCCCTCCAGCAGAGCGCGGCTACCAGCTCTTTCATTCGAGCAACTGTTTCGAGTGCCACGCCTACCCGTTCATGACGAAGTTCACGTTCGCGAACAATGGGGCCGCGCGTGCGATCGGCTCGCGAGACCAAGGGCGGTTCGCGGTGCTGGGTCCGAACCAGAGGACGGACAAGGATCGTCGCACGTTCAAGATTCCCACGCTGCGCGAGATCGGCCGCACATGGCCCTACATGCACAATGGTGGTGTGCTGAATCTCGATGACGTGATTGACGGCTACTCTCGTGGCTGGAGTGACGACCCTCAAAAAGACCCACGAGTAGTACAGCACCAGTTCACGGCGGACGAGAAGCGCGATCTCGTGGTGTTCCTGCGCGAGGCGCTGGCGAGCCCGAGTTACCCGAACATCCAGTCCCCGGGGATGTACCGATGATCTTCACGATCATGCGACGCATCGCGCTGGTCTGCATGCTGATATTTGGGGCCGGCGCTGTTGTCTCGTTCGGCTTTCTCGGCGCGGCGTTGTGGCATGACTACTTTGACGCAGGGTTTGCGATCCAAACGGTGGCGCTGGGGAACGAACCAGACCCGCTGGACGGAACCCGCCTAAATCCCGGCGGCGTGGGAGTTTTTCCCATTTCGACCACGCCGCCGGCCGTTTTTCTGTCGTCCGTGCTTCCGGCGGCCCGCATCACGGGGCCGCAGGATGCGATCCTGGGTGACAAGATATACCTCTCGGTCGAGACCACTGGAGAGGCCCGATCGTTCGCCTGGAGTGTGGCCCCGGACGTGGACGGCCTCGACGCCGCCGAACGCAAGGCTAGTTTCTCGAATCGCTCACCAGGGGTGTACACGTTCTTCGTGTCCGTCGGGTTCGACGGCGGCGCTGTCGCCCACGACATGTGGCAAGTGGAGATATTCCCACTGCCGGCCGATCAGCCGATCAGCGTGCAGGATTTGGTCTCTCCGCCTCAGCCGCTGGATGTGGGAATGCTGGTCGCACAGTGGGTTGCCGAGGTGCGGAGCACGAGCAAGCAGGCCGAGGCAGTAGTGATTGCCGGGTCGTTTCGCTCGGTGGGCAACCTGTTGGCCACTGGCCAGGCTACCGATGGGGCCGACCCACTACGGAGCCTCGAACAGGCCTGCGAAGAAGCGATCGGCCCTGAACCGTTCGCACGGTGGGAGTCGTTCTTTGCTAGACTGAGGTCGCTGGTCGAGCCGCTGAATCAATCGGGTGTATTGAGTAGTAACGTCGAGTTCGCGAGATTCCTCAACAACATGGCACCGCTGTTGGAAGCGGCGGTGACCGAACCGTGAAAGGTGGTGTGCGATGCGTAGTCTTGTTTGTGCTCTGGTGATTTTGTTTGTGGTCGGCGCTGTCAATGGTCAGTGTGCCCAGACTCGGGCCGTGAGTGCCGCCAATTTGCAACTTGGCCAGCAAGTAGTGCTGCCGATGGTATCGCAGCCACAGGCCAGTTCTCAGGCGACATCTCAAGCTGTTTCTCCACAGATCGTGATGCGTGTGCTCCCACCGGCGTCGGCGACCGCCACGGCAGGTCCAGCACAGTTGAGCCCAGAGCAACAAGTGGCCGTGCAGGCGATTCTGGCGCAACCTCCCACAGCCGGAAACATCTCAAGTCTGCTCGAAGTTCTCCGCGCGGCACATTCAGAACCAGCCTCGGCTAAGTCCCAGGCACAAGCGGTAGCGCCTGAAATCTTGGTCGAGCCGGCAGTCTGCGCCTCTGGGACTTGCGGTCGTTCGGTTAGCCGTAGCGTGTCGATCTCGCGCACGAATAGCCGAAGCCTAGCCGGAGCCCTAACTAGGGCCGTGCTATTGCGGCCGAGGATTTTCGCCAGGCGGTACTCCAGCACGAGCATCGCGATCTCGCGCCAGGTGACCAGATAGGAGGATATGATCGACAAGGGAACGCCCGCGGCGCGCGGGCAGGGACGCCCGAACACAAGCGCGCCGCGGGTTTTCACGAGTTGGGGCAAGAATGGTCCACAGCGCGAATGGAAGATCGAAGTTCGGGTTAATGGAGTGGCTGACCGCGGCCGTGATGGTCTGCGGAATCGCCGCCAACGGCGCGTATTTCGTCTGGTTCGTATCCGCGAATCAATCCCAGATGCAGGCGCGCATGCAAGCTATCGACAGCCGTGTAGAGGACTGGTATGAGGTTCCGCGAGTCAACGCTTCACGGTTGGCTTCGATCGAGCAGGAAGGAAAAAAACGCGGCGAGGAAATCGCTCGCCTGAATGCACAGATGGAGAATGTCCGTGAGCTTCTCCGTGACATCCGAGACGACTTGAGGGCCGGAGCAGGTCCGTAGAAAAAACATGCCCACACTGATTCGACCAACTGGCTCACCTCTAGAGCAATGGGGGACCAACGGCGGACCCGGACATTGGACTGCAGTCGATGACGTTGTGACTCAGCCCACGATTGCTAATCCAGATGGCCAGCATATCTTCGCCGCGGGCTCATTGTTCGGAAGCCCGAACATGTCCGGTGTGCGCGAACAAATCACATTCCCCATTGACCCTTCCTCGGGCCCCGTGAGAATTGATGCCTGGGTTCTGGCATACAGCAACCCGGTAACGGGCGGCGATCGCGTCAACCTATCGTCCAGGGTGCGGTCCGCTGGAGTCTGGACGGCAGAGCAGACAGTGCTAACGCCACTCCTGGCGAACATCACGTGGACGTTGTTCACGTTTTACATACCAGAGGTGAACAATTTTGTTTTGGAGCTGATCGCGGGAACTCTCCGCGATGGCCCAACGATTGATCAGTTAGTGGTTCCCGTCGTCTACCTGGAATGGGAGACGATCCCCCCTGTAACGTGGCGCGTGGATCGCGTGCAGTCCTTTATTTCTGGCGCGACGCACGTACAGTCGTTTCAGCCAGCCAACCGCATGCAAGCGTTCGCTCCAGGGGCGAATCGAGTACAGGAGCTTGTTCCAGGCGTCGACCGCTGTCAATTCTTTCTGCCCGGAGTGGATAGAATGCAACAACCCAGTTAATACAGGCTCGAAAACGCGAAAAAGCCTAACACCGATAGCAATTTTTTTGCCCAGTGAAACCAGGATTTAGAATTCCCTATAATAAAGGGGCGAAAAGGTGGCAGCGATCGCACCGGGTGATATCCCCGTACTGAAAGCGTACGAGGACGGTAGCTGTGTTATCCTCACGCACATCCGCGACGACGCGAACACGAGCCTTACTCCCTCGCTTGTGAGCACGGGAGGGATTGTCTACACGCTCACGCAACTAATCAATGGCCCAGGCGTGGCCGGAACGTCCGTCGTGGGACACACCGCCGTGGCGCTCAATCCGCCGAGCTCTTACATCGAGACGAGTGTAGTGACCACAAAGGGGTGGGATACCAACGAGGACGCGAGTGGTTGGAATTTTCGACACTCGATCAACATTGGTACGAGCCCGGCGTTTGCAGAGAGCGGACTGTACGAGTACATGCTGGTCGTCACGCCGAACAATGGATCGCAGCCGTGCAAGTTTGTCACGTACGTCAACGTGACGCCGGTTGCTGGATCATAGAAAGGTACAGGAAATGGCAAGAGGATACCACACACAATCGACACGCATCGACGGAACAAGCGATCAGGTGGTCGCCGCGGCCAAGGCCGGCTACCTCATCCGCGTGTATGCGATTTACCCAACGGGCTCCGCGTCAGCGATCCTGACTTTGAAGAACACGACCGCCACGACGACGATCATGGGGCCGATCGCATATGATGCGTCGTTCGGCAGCCCGGTTCCCTATAACCCTGACGGCTGGTGTCAGACTCTTGTTGGCGATGGCCTAACAGCGAACACGTCAACGGGCACGGGTAACAGCACCATCACTTGGCACTACGAAGAATCATGACCAAGCGATTATGTACACACCCAGGATGCAATACAGTCAGTGAGCACAAGCGTTGCGACAAGCACCATCGTGAATCACAAAGGGCCAACGATCGCAGGAGACCACGAGCGGATCAGCGAGGATACACCAGCGCACGCTGGCGCAGGTTGAGGCTGATAGTATTGGAGCGTGACCACTACCTATGCCAAGCGTTGGGTTGCAACCGTGCGGCGACAGAGGTCGATCACATTGTTCCTATCGCCGATGGTCGAGACCCGTGCGCGTACGAGACATCGGAGCTGCAATCGCTGTGCAAGGCGTGCCATGCGCGCAAGACGAGAAGCGAGTCGTGTACATGAAGGGTAGACGAAAGGATTGTGCATATGGGGGGTGGATGATGCCACTACCCCCCCCATCGGTGGGTAGGGGGCGCGGATTGTGGGCCAAAAAGTCGCAAAACCATCCGTAAAAGCTTACACGTTTTTTCAAGGGTTACGTTGAATGAGCGCGCAACCCCTTACAGCGCTGC